CGTCAGCCTTTGCGGGCGAAGTGTTGTGGCTGCACAGAAGCCTTCCAAGCTTCTAGGGCGGGTTCGATTCCCGTCGCCCGCTCTCGGCACATAGCACCACGGGGAGTGGCGCAGTCTGGTAGCGCACCCGGCTGGGGGCCGGGCGGTCGCAGGTTCAAATCCTGTCTCCCCGACTGGCAACCGCGAGTCCTCACGGGGACTCACGAGGAATCAGGAAGCATCGCGATTTCTCGACGGTACCGGGGGTTTGTGGCTCTCCGGGCGGTGACGCCGACGATCTCGTAGGCGTTGGTCGCGCGGAGAAACCGCACACGATCCCGCACACGGCTCCGCCGCCTGACCGCACACGCGCGGTCGGGCCGACTCCGCGCGCCCTGGGCGCGTCACATCCCCCAACCGAAGGAGGCGCCTGTGGCGTCTGATCCCACCACGGCTGCTGAGGCGCCGCCGGTCCCGCCGTTCACGACGTTCCTGGCTGAGCAGGGCCGCGGCGAGCTGCTGCGTGAGCTGACGGACGAGATGTCGAAGCTCGTCGCCGCATGCGCCGAGCTCGGCAAGGGCGGCACGCTGACCCTCACGCTCGCGGTGAAGCCGACGGAGACCGGCACGCTCGAGATCGCTGACAGCGTCAGAGCGAAGCTGCCGACGCCGAAGGCGAAGCCGTCGCTGTGGTTCGCCGACCAGCGCGGCGGCCTGCACCGCCGCGACCCGCGGCAGATGGAGATGTCCTCGCTGCGCGAGGTGCCCGCGCCGGCGCGCGCCGCCGGCGAGTAGCCGCGCCACCCCCGACCCCAACCCATCGAATCGAGAAGGAGCCTGATGAGCACCGAGAGCAACGAACCCCGCGGCCTGGAGGCGGTGATCGCGACCGCGCAGGCGTCGGTCGGCGTGCAGTCCGTCGAGGTCACGCCCGACCTGACGAAGACGGTCGCGATCGTGCCCGCCGGCGCCCGTGCCGAGATCCTCGACTTCGACAGATACCTGTCGCAGCCGGCGCGCGCGACCGGAAGCGTCACGCTGCGCGACCTCGCGAGCTTCGCCGGCTACGTGCAGCGCCACCGCACGGACGGCACGACGCTGTGGATCGACCGTGAGCAGTTCGCGGTAACCGCGGTCCTCAACGACCACGAGCCCACCACGCCCGCGTGGGGCGACTTCCGGGCGCGGCTCGCGCTGACGCCGACCGAGGAGTGGCAGCGCTGGGTCGGCCTCGACGGGAGACTGCTCTCGCAGGAGGAGTTCGGGCAGCTGCTCGAGCAGGGCCAGCGCGAGATCATCGAGCCGACCGCGGCCGAGATGCTCGAGCTGGTCCGGACGTTCTACGTCAGCTCGTCGGCGAACTTCCACTCCGGCATCGACCTGCAGGGCGGCGCGGTGAAGTTCCGCTTCGACGAGGACCAGCAGGCGTCCGCTGGCACAGCCGGTGAGCTGCCGATCCCGCGTGAGTTCGAGCTGGCGTTGCCGCCGTTCATCGGCGAGCCGGCCTACCGGATCAGAGCGCTGCTGAAGTGGCGCGTCCTCGACCACAGACTCAAGCTCGGGTTCAAGCTCGACCGTCCGTACGCGGTGATCGAGGACGCGATGGCGGCGATCGCCGAGAAGCTCCGCGACGGCGGGACCGTCGTCGATGACGCCGGCGAGGTCCTCGCGACGATCCCGGCGTTCGAGCACGTCTACATGGGCGCGCCGCGCTCCTGACGCTCTGCCATGGTCGCTGGCATCGTCCCCGCATCGATCCCTGCCGTGGCGCCGAGTGCGTCGCGGCAGGCGTTGCCTGATCCCACACGGGAGCACGACGCGATCGCGCGGCAGATGCGCGCGAAGGCTCGGACTCGGACCGGCTGGCTCATCGGCGACACGCCGTCGCTCGAAGCCTTCGGAGCGAAGCGCTTCACCGTCGCCCGCACGACGCCTGAGCTGATCGTTTGCCTGCTGCTGTCGCGTGACCGCATGCACCACAGCGTCGGCTGGTGGCGCAACGCCGAGTACGAGTACTGCTGGCACCTGAGCCTGAGCGCTCGCGACCGTCTCGCGTACCGTGCGGCTGAGGCAGGTCGCGCACCTGGCCGCGATCTCAGCTACGAGGAGTTGCCCACCAGCGAGGTCCGCTACTGGGCGCGTCTGATCTTCGGCGAGCACGTCGACAAGCTGTGGAACGAGCCGGGTGGGACGGATCCGCGGCTGACGGTCACGGAGAGACGTCGGAACGCGCTGATCTGGCACCTGCGCCTGTTCCTCGACCCGGAGACGAAGGAGCCGTTCATCCCGACGGGCGAGGTCTACCACCTCACGCGATGGATCGACGGGCTTACGCCCGAGAAGGCGGACCGTTGAGCGGGCTCCGGCATGTGCGCGGCGCTGGCACGCCGTTCGAGCAGATGCTCGCGCCGACGGCACCGTCGGTCGAGCGGCCTGCGGAGCTGCTTTCGAGAAGGTCGTGCACAGCGTGCTCGCGTCGGTGGTGCGAGACCGCGCGCTGGCGTGGCCGACCGTGTCCGTTCTGCGGAGGTCGGCGGTCGTGAGCGTTCCGCGGGTGCTGAGCCAGTGCGCGGGTTGCCAGGCGGTCGTGTACGCGACCGTCGAGCCACCGTCGCCGATGAGACACGCCGATGGTTGCGTGCTGGCCGAGCGTCAGGCGTGCGCGTGGTGCAGGGGTCCGATGGCGGCGAGGCCGAGAGAGAATGCGGAGTGCTGCTCGGGGACGTGTCGTGTCACGCGCTGGCGCTGGGAGAATAGACGGCTGCCGAAGGGGTATGCGCCCCAGCGGGCTACGCGGGGTCGTACCAGCCGTACAAACGCCACCAGACGCACGAGCAGGAGCGGCCGGCAGATCGCGTTCGGTAGAGCGGTCGAGGCGGTCGCGGCGATGCTGCGAGCGCACACTGCCGCGACCCCCGAGGCCGCACGCCAGATCGCCGAGCATCACCTCGCCGGCGCCCTGCCTGCCCGACAGCAGTCGGGGGCACGATGAGCGCCAGCCTGCTCCTGCGCGAGCCGCCGCTCATCGTCCTGCCGTCGCTCGCCCTGGTGATTGGCCTCAACGAGGCGATCGTGCTGCAGCAGATCCACTTCCGGTCGCTCGAAGCGAGCTGCGCGGACGGCTGGGTCCAGCGGCCACGGAAGGCGTGGAAGGCCGAGTTCCCGTTCTGGCACGAGGACACGATCAAGCGGGCGCTGAGCCAGCTCCGAACGCTTGGGCTGGTCGAGGCCGAGGTGGTCGCGACGGCGCAGGGGCGCGAGTCGCGCTACCGGGTCGTCTACGAGCGCGTCGAAGCCCTCGAAGGGGTCGGTGCAAATTGCACCGATGGGTCGGGGCAATCTGCACCGATGGGTCGGGGCAGATCCCGCCGACCCAGAACCTTTAAAGGGGAGAGAACAGCACGAGAGAAGGAGAAGCCTGCTTCGCAGTCTTCTCCGTCGACGGTTCCCGACGAAGATCGCGACGAGCTGCTCGAGAAGCGCCTCCGCGACTCCGTCATCGTCGTGCTCGCCGAGCAGCTCGCCAGAGCGATGCAGGCGAACAACCCGAGGGCCCGCGTCTCGCCGAGATCGAGAGCGTGGCTCGACCCGATCCGGCTGCTGCTCGACCGCGACGGCTACGAGCCGGCGGAGGTCAGAGCGATGATCGGCTGGACGCAGGCCGACGACTTCGAGCGCTCTGTCGTGCTCTCGCCTTCTGCCCTTCGCCGTGGCGTCGATCGCATCGTGGGCAAGATGCAGCGGCAGGGCGTCGCGCCGTTCGCTGCGGCGCGCTCGGCAACGTCTGCTGGCGACCTCGTCGACGCCATGACCGGGGCGGCCGCATGAGCGCCGTGCAGTTGGCGCCGCACAACCTGGAGGCCGAGCAGGCCGTCCTCGGCGCTGTGCTGCTCACCGGCGAGGAGACGCTCGGGCGGCTGCTGCTCGACGTCCGGCTCAGACCCGAGCACTTCTACCGCGAGCAGCACGGGACGATCTACGCGGCGATGGTCGCGATGCACGACGCCGACCGCGCGATCGACGCGCTCACGGTCACCGAGCGCCTCCGCGAGCAGCAGCAGCTCGAAGCCGTGGGTGGGGAGGTCATGGTCGACGTGCTGTCCGGCGCCGCCCCGGCGGCCGGCAACGCAGCGGAGTACGGCCGCGTCGTCGTGCGTCTCGCCCGCTGGCGTCACCGCCTCGTCACGCTCCAGCACGGGCTCGCCGCGGTCGACGCTCGCGACGAAGACGGATTCGAGGCGGTCGAGGCCGCGCTCGCCGCCGGCGACGCTGACGCTGAGCGACGCACGCGCACCGCGGAGGAGATCGGCCACGAGATATTCGACTGGTTCGGGCCGTCCGGCGAGGACGACGCGCTCGCGCTCCCGTTCCCGGTCCTGAACACCGCGCTCGCCGGCGGCCTGCGCCCCGGCGACGTCACCTGGATCGGCGGCTGGACCAGCCACGGCAAGAGCATCCTCGTCGACGGGATCCTCGAGCACGCCGCCGCGGCCGGCGCGCGCTGCCACCTCTACCACAACGAGATGAGCCGCCGCGATCGCGCGCTGCGTCAGGTCGCCGCGCTCTCCGGCGTGCCGTTCCACCTCCTGCTTGCGCGGCAGCTGGGCAAGCAGCAGCTCGACGCGGTCGCGTCGGCCGTCTCGAAGCTGCCGTTCGGCATGACCGACTGCTCCGGCTGGACCGCGGCCGAGCTCAGCCGCCACGTCCGTCGCAACCGGTGGGACCTGGCCGCGATCGACTCGGTCAACCTCGTCCGCAAGCAGCCCGGCCGGCACGGCGTTGACGCGATCGACGAGGTCAGCAGCACGATCAACGCCGCCGCCCGACAGGCCGACTGCCACCTCCTCGGCGTCCTGATGCTCAACCGCGAGCGCCAGCGCGACGGCATCGACCCAGTGCCCGTGCTGCGAGACATCCGCGAGAGCGGACGGCTCGAGTACGACGCCGCCAACGTCCTGTTCGTCCACCGTGAGCAGGAGCCGATCACGATCGGCGGCCAGGAGACCGGCCGCTTCCGTCAGACGCCCGACGGCGTGATCGTGCTCGCGAAGGCCCGCAACGGCGAGCGCGACACCGGCGTGAAGGTCACGCTCAACAGCCGCACCATGCGCTTCGAGCCGCGACTGGAGCGTCCGTGAGACGCGCCGCGCCGCTCGGCGCCGGAGCGAAGTCGCTGGACCGCGGCTCGACGTTCCAGGCCGAGCGCAGACTGCTCGAGCGTCGCAAGCCGCTCGCGGCCGCCTCACCGCGCCGAGCGGCCGATCCGCCGAAGCCGATGCGCCACCGGCCGCGGCGGCGACCGGCGACCGAGCAGGAGATCGCCCGCGACTGGCACGAGCTGGTGTGTCGATCGCGTCGATGCGTGAAGTGCGGCGGTCAAGCCGGCCCGTACGGGCACCACGCGATCCGGAAGGAGTGGATGCGCCGGATGGTCGTGCTTGCGCGGCACATGTGGGATCTGGACCTCGGCGTCCCGGTGTGCGCGCCCTGTCACGACCGTCACGAGACGAAGGTCGACCCGATCACGCGCGCAGAGCTGGCCGCGGCCGGGATCTGGCAGCGCCTCGTTCAGTGGGCTCGGCTGCTCGACGAGCGCTACTTCCCCGGCCACGCGCCGGTCCTGACCAGGTTGGAACGCGACTATCCGATGGAGGCTGCCTGATGCTCGACGTCGATCCGGCCCTGCTCGACCGCGAGCTGCTGCAGCTGCCGCGCGAGATCCGTCGCGTTCTCGATGCGCTCCCCGTCGCGTCCTCGTCGACCGCTGGCGTCACGGCCGACTTCGTCGCCTTCCACCTGGATCAGCCGATCGAGATGGCCCGTGAAGCGCTGTGGGCGCTGCGCGACCAGGGACTCGCGCAGATGGGCTGCGGTGATGACGCCGTCGTGCGTTGGAGCCGGGCATGACGATGAGCGCCACGCCGACCGCCGACCTCCTGGCGCACGCGCGTGAGCGTCGAGTGCCGCTGACGCGCCAGGGCGCGCAGTCGCTCGGGCGTCGCCTCGGCGCTGAGCGCGCTCGCGAGCGCCTCGACTCGATCGGCGCGCTCATCGACCTCGCGTCTGCGTTTGGTCGTCAGCTCAGCGCTCTCTCGGCCGCCCGACGTCTCGACGCGGCAGCCGGTGACTTCGACGATGCCCGCGACCGACTGCTCGACGAGATCGAGGGCACGCGCTCGCGCGCGTTCGATCGCGCTTGGCGCGAGCACGAGCGCGCCTTCTACGACGACGACGCGCACCGTCGCCACGCCGCGTTCCTCGCCGAGCTCGACAGAGGCAGCCTCGGCCACCGCGCCACGCTCCTGCTGCTCGCCGCCGCCGAGGCCGGGCTGACGAGACCATCCGCCGCGGCGCGGCGCGCTCAGCTGTGGGGGCTGTGCGACGTCGAGCTCGCGAGGCGCCATGCGGTCGACGAGCACGCCGGCACGCGCGCCGACGTCATCGCGACGATCGCCGAGGAGACGCCCGACGACCCGATCGAGCGTGCGGCCTTCGCGGCCGCGCACGAGCGCTACCTCGCCCACACCGCCGCCGCGGAAGCCGCCGAGCGCCTCGCGCGCGAGATGGCGGAGCAGCAGCTCCTCGCCGACGACGGTGATCGCGACCTCGCGATCACGGTCAACCGCCTCGCCGACGACGCAGCGTTTCGAGGCGACGTCGAGCGCGTGCTCGCCTCGATCCGCTCGAGACTCGCCGATGCGCTCGCGCGCGACGACGCCGGCGCGTGGCGGCCGGACCCTGAGCGGTTCCACACGCTCGTTGTCCTGCGGGCCGCCGCCGCGGCGCGACAGGCTGCGTAGGCGACGCGTTCTGTCCGGGTTGGTCCCTACCTTGGGTGCCAACGTGCCCCCGGCGCGCTTGTCGTCGTTCTGCGTCCGGGTGCTGTTGGTCTCGTAGGCCCCTCCTCCGAAGGATTCGCCGCATGAGCCGCGGTCACGACCGCGAGCGCGCCGTCGTCGCCTACCTCGGCGACCGCGACTGGCTCGCCTTCCGCGCCCCCGCCAGCCTCGGCGTCGCCGACGTCGTCGCGCTTCGCGACGGCAGCCGCTCGAGACTCGTCGAGGTCAAGAGCACGGCGCAAGGGCCGTACGAGCGCTTCGGTCCCGCCGAGCGCGCGAAGCTCGCTGGTGCTGCTGCGCTCGCTGGAGCGGAGGCATGGCTGGCATGGTGGCCGCCGCGCGGGCAGCTTCGTTGGATCGCGGAGCAGGAGTGGCCCGAGCACCGCTGGCCGGCGCGGGCGCCGGACTCGTCCGGGTGACGCTTGGGGCGCGCACGAGCGCGCCTTCGCGCGTGCGCCTGACTGTGTGTCCGGCCGTGTCTCGCGTCCGCGCGACCGACGCTCGCGCACCGTTCCTGTCCGAGCGACAGGAACAAACCCCCGTAAATACAGGCCGCTCGACCCTCCGTGTGCGGCTTCGTGTGCGCGCACACACCCGCGACCGGGACCACGCACCGATGACCGGGGTCGGCTCCGGCCTTGCACGCACGCTCGGCCGGCACGCGATACGTGGGGGGGTAGGCAGGGATTCGAGTCGTTCGACGAATTGGTCCCATCACCGCCATGCGCAATTTGCCGGTGGTGGGGGCTGTAAAGACACTGGGCGGGGATGCTGTCGGGTCGTTCCAGGGTGGTCTAGTTGGCAGGACGCGGCGCTCTGGACGCCGTAGCGGAGGTTCGAGTCCTCCCCCTGGATTTCGCTGGCCAGCAGGAAGACCTCGGGGCGCCTACGGCGCGTTTCGGGCCAGCCGCGTTGAACTGCCGCACGGGCGGTGGGCGCGGCGGAGCGATCCGTTCCCGTCGAGCGGGTTGCGCTGAGCCAGCGATCCTTCTCGCGTCGGCGTGGGCCTCTGGCCTTCAGCCGGTGCGAGCGGGTCCTCTCGGGTTGTCCGCCGTCTCCTATCGCGATCGACGCGGCAGGCTCAGCGGGCGGCGGCGCCCGGGTGGGCCCGGTGTCACTCATCGGTCGGGCGTGTGCCCGGCCTCGACTTCAATCGGGAACGGAGGCCGTCATGGCTCGGACTTGGCCCGGCGGTGACGCCTCGACGCGCATCGCGAACCAGAGCGTGAGTTGGGCGAACAGCGACCTGGCCGCGACCGAGAAGCTGATCGACCTCGGCTCGCCGGATGCCGTCTCCCGACAGCCGTCTCCCGGCTTGCTCGTCATCGTGCGCAACCCCTCGACCGAGACCGACCTCGCCGGAGAGGTTCGCGTCAGATACGACGATGGCGGCACGACCCGCTACGCGACGCTGGGCACGTTCACTGCCACCAGAGCGAACGGTGACGGTCAGGCGTTCCTGATCGACGGCGGTCTGCTCGCCGCCGGCGGCCAGGTCTCGCTCAAGAACGCCGCCCAGGTCGGCGGTTCCGGCGCCTTTTCCGCTCGCGTCGTCGTCTACGCCTTCTGAGTCAGATGTTTCTGCTCGGGACCGAGGGCCAGTCGGGCTGGCCCGCGATCATCCCCACCGCGTACGCCGCGTTCCCGTTCCGCTGTGCGCGACTCTCGGATGCGTGGCCGGTCGGCGATGCGGTCGCCGCGCACGGAAGACTCGGCGTAGACGTGCACCTACTCGTCGAGGACTGGACGACGGCCCCCGCGACGATCGTCGCAACGCTCCAGAGATACCCGACGCTCACGAACGTCGAGCTGGGCAACGAGGACAGCTACAGCTACAAGAACGGCAACAACACCACGACGCTGAGAACGAAGGCCGGCAACTACGCCAGAGCCATCGCCGCGCTGCGCTCGGCGCTGGACGCTGTCGGCCTGACCAGAGTCGGGATCATCGCCCAGAACGACTACGCGCTCTGGGCCGGGTCAACGTGGGTCGACGCGATGTACGCCGCGGTGCCGAACCTGCACAGCTACGTGCGGGCATGGTGCTGCCATCCCTACTTCGCGCACGAGGAAGTCGACCGGATCCAGACGGGGATCTCGCAGGCCGCCGCACACGGCTGCCCAACGAACTTCCCGTACTGGCTGACGGAGTTCGGGGTGTCGACCTCAGGCGGAACGGCCTTCACGAACTCCGACGGCAACTACGGCCGCGCGGTCAACCTCACCTACGCGCAGGCGGCCGCCGACGCGACGAAGGTCATCGAGCGGATCGCCGAGGAATGCCCCTCGGTTGAGCGGCTGTTCTGGTTCGGGATGATCGACGCGGGCACCGATCCCACAGACCGCGAGCAGAACTTCGGCTACCTGCTGCGCGACACGACCACGAAGCCGGCGATCGGCGCTGCGCTCACCGCGCTGCTCGCCTACGTGCCGACTCAGCGCGTCGAGGTGCGGGGCCAGATTGCATCCGGCGGCTCGACCGGCACGACCCTCGCCGCGTCGCAGCCGGCCGAGACGAGAGCCGGCGACGCGCTGCTGTGTGGCGTGTACGTCACTGGTGCCGACGTCGACATCCAGATGGCCGGCTGGACGGAGCGCAGAGACCTGTTCTCGAGCTTCAACTTCGCCGTCTTCGAGCGTGTCGCAGCGGTCGACGGCGCGGCGACGCACACGATCACGTGGGGCGGCGCGAGCCGCTACCGCGCCGCGACGATCGTCGCGCTCGTCGGCTCAACCGTGAACACGAGCAGAATCGTCGACGCCGAAGGCGACGTCGCCTCGGCCGCATCGAGAACCGTCACCGGACCGAGACTCACGTCGACCGTCGATCGCGCTCGCGCGTTGTGGTGGGCGGTCACCGATGCCCCGAGCGTCATCACCCCGCCGGCCGACATGCCGACAATCCTCGACGGTTCCTCGACGGGCGCGCCGACTGCTGGCTGGGCCGAAGACCCGATCGCCGTGGCAGGCACGACTACCGCTGCCCTGACCGGCTCGCAGACCGTCAGCACCGCGGTCATCGTCGCCGCCCAGGCGATCAGTCCGGCCCTGCCGATCGTCGCGTCGTCTCCGCGTCGTCCCGTCCGTCTTCCCGCGCGACGGCCGGCGCGCATCCCGGTCCGCGGCTGATGGCGACCCCGATCGTGAACTTCCGACTGCCGCTGGTGCTGCTCGAGCGGATCGACGCTGCGCGCGGCGAAGAGTCGCGCACCGCGTGGCTGATCCGCGCCGCCGAAGCGCAGCTCGCGTCGACCGCCGAGGAGAAGGCGGGGGTGCCCCCGCGGTGAAGCTCCGGATCAACCTTGAGCGCCTCGCGGCGCTCCCGGCCGCCGAGCAGGCTCGAGTCCGCGCCGAGCTGCTGGAACTTGAAGCGCTGCGGAGAGCGAACCCGCTCGCGTTCTACGAGCCACACGCCAAGCAGCGCGTGTTCCACGCCGGCCGCGACCCGCTCAAGGCGTTCCTGGGCGGCAACCGCAGCGGCAAGACGACCGCGGGGATCGTGGACGACCTGATCCAGACGCTCGATCCCGACGTCGTCCCCGAGCACCTGCTGCCGTACAAGCACTTCCAGCCGCCGTTCTACTGCCGCATCATCATCCCGGACCTCACGAACACGCTCGACAAGGTCGTGCTGCAGAAGGTCCGCGAGTGGGCGCCTCCGGCGCAGCTCGCCGGCGGCACGCTCGATAGAGCGTGGAGCGAGAAGCAGCGGGTGCTGACGTTCGCGAACGGCTCGTGGTGGCAGTTCTTCAGCAACGACCAGGATCTCGACAAGTTCGGCGGCGCGGCTCTGCATCGCGTCCACTACGACGAGGAGCCGCGCGAGGACATCCGCAAGGAGTCCCTCATGCGCCTGATCGACTACGGCGGCGACGAGGTGTTCACCATGACGCCGCTGCTGGGCATGTCGTGGATGTTCGTCGATATCTACGAGCCGTGGACCGAGGGGCGTCTGACCGACGCGACGATCGTTCTCGTCGACATGGACGAGAACCCCCACCTCGACGCGAAGACGAAAGAGCGCGCGCTCGCCGGCCTCTCGCACGAGGAGCGCGCCGCACGTAAGAGCGGCCGCTTCGTCCACTTCGCCGGTCTGATCTATGACACCTTCGATGTCGCGCGTCACGTCCACCCGGAGCTGGACGAGGTCCCGAGAGATGCGCCGCTTGTCCTCCTCGGGGGCATCGACAACGGCATCCGCCACATGGCGGCCGTGCTGCTGACCTTCCTCGACGCCGACGACGTGTTGTGGGTCTTCGACGAGCTGCCGCTCCAGGGCCTCACTGTCTCCGCCGTCGCCGAGCAGTTCCTCGACCGTTGCGCACGATGGGGAATCAGGACCCGATTCAACATAATCGACCCCGCGTCACGGCGGACCGAGGAGCAGACCGGAAGATCGATCCGCGACGCATACCGCGCAGCGGGCGTCAGCACGCTGCTGGGCGTGAACGATCGGCTCGCCGGCATCAACGCGGTGAAGGAGCGGTTGGAGGGCGACCGGCTGCGCGTGACGGCGAACTGCACGGAGCTGATCCGCGAGTTCAAGCGCTACCGGTGGGCAAGACAGGCCGCTGGCGAGAACGAAGCGAAGGAAACCCCGGTCCGCAGAGACGACCATCTCCTCGACGCGCTGCGGTACATCTGCATGTCGCCGACGGTGCGCCCGAAGCGTCCCTCGCTGACGCCGTCGCAGACGCTGCAAGATCGCATCCTGCGCGCGAACCTTGAACGGTTGAACGGCACGGCCGCGCCCGAGCATCCGCTCGGCGGCGGCATCTTCGCCTAGATCTGGCCGGGCCTCGTGCCCGACTCGGGTGGTCAGCGCAGCATGGTGCGCCCTGCGGGGTGTGGGTGCTGTGAGCACCACCTTCCGGCGTGAAGTGCGCTGATAGCGCCGGAGTCAACGCGGTGTAGTGGAACAGCGACCACGCCGGCTTCATGGGCCGGAGAACCCGGGGCCGCACCGGGCGCCGCCATCCGCCGGGCTCTCCCCGGCAACGCACTGCCCCTCGGGCGTCCGCCCGACGACGCCGCAGCCACCACGCCGGATCGTCGTCGCGAGCGCGCTCAGCGCCGAGGCGACGCCCGAAGGGCAGACCACACCAACCGAGGAGTTGCCGCATGATCCGCGTCGTCGAGTCGTCCTCGTTCTGCTCAGCCTGCTACCAGGCCAAGCTCGGCGAGCCCCACGTCGACTTCGGTGCCGCCTACGAGGGACCCGTCCTCAGACATCCCGACGGAAGCCCGCAGACGATCGACGACCTGATCCTCTGCACGGGCTGCGTCCGCGAGGCTGCCCGCGCGCTGGAGATCCACGAGCAGCCCCTCGCCGCGGTCGAGGCGAAGCTCGCTGACGCGCAGAGATCGGCGAGATCGTGGCAGTCGTACGCTGAGGCGCTCGAGGGCGCGCTCGGCAGACGGCCGGAGCCGGTCAGACGCGGCCGCGGCCGTCCGGCGCGGCGGCCGCGATCGACGGAGGGCGCATGAGCGCGCCGATGCCGCGCAACCGCGCCGAGCGGCGGAGAGCCCAGAAGGCGACGACGCGGGCACGGACCGCGGCCTACCGCGGATGGAAGAAGCTCGCCAAGGGCGTTCACCACCCGGCCGACGTCATCGCGAACGGGCGGAGCCGATGACGGGGCTGCTGATCGCGTTCGTCCTGCTCGCTCTGATCTTCGGCGCCTTCATGGTCACGACGGCGATCGTCGCCGATCGTCGCGAGAAGGCGTGGGCTGAAGAGCGACGCGAGCTGCTGACGCGCATCCAGCACCCGCAGATCGTTCAGCTTCCTGCCGCGCGCCGGCAGCCGGCCAGAACCGAGCCGCCCGAGGACGACGAGTACGACCTCGTCGGCACGGTCGCTGACGACCCCGGCCCGGAGGATGGGTCGTGAGAGACACGAGCATCGTCGACCTGCAAACGCTCTACCGCAGAGCGAAGACGGCACGGCGACGCTTCGAGAAGAACTGGTACCTCAACCTCGCCTACTTCCAGGGCGACCAGTGGCTCGCGCACGACGGCAGCCGCCTCTACCGGCCGAGACTGCGCGCCGATCGCGTCCAACTCGTCGACAACCGCATCCAGCCGGCCGTTCGCACCGAGGTCGCGAAGCTCAGCAAGCAGCGGCCGTCGTTCCGCTGCACGCCGCGGACGTCCGACGACTCCGACATGAACGCCGCCGAGCTGGCCGAGAAGGTCCTCGAATACCTCTGGACTCACCTCGCGATGCAGGAGCACCTCGAACGCGCGCTCCTCTGGTCGCGCATCTGCGGCGCCGGCTTCGTCAAGGCAGCGTGGGACCCCTCCATCGGCGACGGGACGCAGGTGCTCGTCGGCCCCGACAAGAGACCGCTGCTCGACAGCTCCGGGCGCCCGATGCGCCCGGACGTCATCGACCCCGCGCAGCTCAGCTCCGCCCTCGGCTTCCCCGAGGGCACCGTGCAGGCGAAGACGATCAACGTGGGGGACATCCGCGTCGCCGTGCGCTCGCCGTTCCAGATCGTCCCCGACCCGCTCGCGGGAAGCTGGAGCGAGGTCGACTGGCTGATCGAGGAGTCCGTCGTCTCGCAGGACCACATCGCCGACCGCTACGGCGTGCTGCTCGACGCCGACACGGACGCCAACCCCGGCCTGATCGAGACGCACCTCATGGGCAGCGTCGGAGCGAGCAGCGGCTTTCACAGAGGCGTGAAGCTGTTCGAGTACTGGCGCAAGCCGTGCAGAGACCACCCGCACGGGTTCCGCGCGGTGTGGGCGGGCAGAAGAGTCCTCGAGACCGACGAGCGTCCGTGGGATCCGATGCCGTTCGTGATGATCTCCGGCATCCCCGTCCCCGGGCGCCTCTGGCCGACGAGCATCTGCGAGCAGCTCATCGGACCACAGACCGAGCTCAACAAGGTCAAGAGCCAGATCGCCGAGCACCGCAACCGGCTCGGCAACGCGACCGTCGTCGCGTCCAAGAGCGCCGTCGGCGACCCCGACGAGTTCCAGCGTCAGCTCAGCGCACCAGGCGGCATCGCGTGGGTCGACGACACGATGCAGAACGCCCAGCCGACCTTCCTCGAGCCGCCGTCTCTGCCGTCCTACATCCTCCAGGAGATCGACCGCTGCGAGGCCGCGATCCAGGACATCGCCGGCCAGCACGAGGTCTCCTCCGCGCAGGTGCCCGCCGGCGTCACCGCCGCGAGCGCGATCAACCTCCTGCAGGAGCAGGACGACACGCGCCTCGGCCCGGCGGCCTGGGACCTCGAACGCCAGCTCGCCGAGATCGGGCGCAAGGAGCTGCGCCTCGTCGCCCGCTACTACGACGACCGCCGCACGATCTCGCTCGCCGGTGACGATCAGGCGTGGGAGATCATCGACTTCCGCGGCACGATGCTGCGCGACCACACGCACGTTGAGGTCGCCGGCTCGATGATGCCGCGGTCGCTCGCCGCCCAGCAGGCGGCCATGCAGTCGATGCTCACGATGTTCTTGCAGAACGGCGTCCCGCTGAAGGATCAGAACCTCGCGAGATTCCTGCGCGACTACCAGGTCGGCGGCCTCGAGCACCTCGTCGCCGACTTCACGAACGACCAGGCGCAGATCAACCGCGAGAACCGTCAGCTGACGCTCGGACAACCGCTCGACACGAACAACTTCGACAACGATCAGGCGCACGTCGACGGTCACGAGGCGTACCAGAAGTCGTACGTCTACGAGCAGCTCGACCCGGGGATCAAGGCGATCTTCGAGAGACACGTCGACGAGCACCGCCAGAAGCTCGCGCAGGCCCAGGCCGCGCAGATGCAGCTCGAACAGGGGGGCGCGCAGCCGGCCGGCGAGCCCGCCGGCGCCGGCCATGCCGAGCAGCAGATGCAGGAGCAGGGCGCGCAGGCCCAGCAGCAGCTCCAGCAGTCCGCTGCGACGCATGACCAACGGCTGCGTCAGCAGGAAGAGGCGCACCAGCAGCGGATGCGCCAGCAGGCGTCCGCGTCCCGTTCACGCACCTGAAAGGAGCCCTCCTATGGGCAGCCCCGAAGACGCGACCCCGGTCGCGACCGATCCCGCCGCCGCGGCGGCAGTAGCGCCGGCACCGGAGACGGCCGACCCCGCCGCCCAGCCGCCCGCGGAGGCACCGCCCGCGCCCGACCCGGCTCCCGCGCCCGCTGACGCGGCCCCTGCGGCCGCACCGCCGGCTTCTGCGGCACCGGACGCCCCGCCGCCCGCCGACGCTCAGCCGCCGACCGACCCCAACCCCGCGCAGGCGCCGGCCAGCGAGTCCGCGCCGGACTCGCTGGCCACCACCGCGCCGGCGGCGAACGGCGCGGCACCTGCCGACCCCGCGCCGGCGGCCGAGGAGTCGTCCCCCGCGCCGGCCGAGGCCCCGGCGGACGTCCCCGACGGCTTCGTCGTGCAGACCGTGACGACGATCGTCGTGACGCAGTACAACCGCCGCAACGACAGCGACGTGCTCCCCGGCTCGTTCGCCCGGATCGAGAGCGGCGACCACGCCGGCGAGATCGGCGTCTTCGAGTCGGTCGCCTCCAACGGCGCCGACGGCTGGCCCGAGACGGTGAACGTGAGACTCCGCAACACCGGCGAGCTGCTCACGGTCCCCTACGCGGACATCCGGCCTGCCGAATTCGGCGGCCGCTGATGGACACCACGACGGCCGCGAAGAACCTCGTCACGGCGATCGGCGACTTCGCCGGCGCCTACGCGGACGACCCCAGATTCAGCGACCTGGTCTCCTCGCTGCGCGAGGCAGAGGGCCAGGTCGAGAAGCTCGTCCCCGGCGCGGCTGACAGAGCCGACCGGGAATCGCCGGGCAGACGCTCGGCGCGCGAGGCGGCCGAGGAGGCCGCAGAGAGGTCGAGACAGCGCGCCAGCGCCCGCACGGGCGCCGACGCAGACGCCACGACCTGACGCCAGGGACCAGCCGCCACAGCCGCCGCACGCGGCCAGGGGCGCCGAGTTACAGCGTCAGCGGCCACCGGCGGGGCATGAAGCCCCGCCGGCCGCATCCCCTCCACCACAACCGACGCCAGGGACGAGCCACAGCCGCCGCACGCGGCCAGGGGCGCCGAGTTACAGCGTCACAGAAAGAGCAGGTGAGTCATGGACCCCATGACGACGGATCCCGTACAGCCCGAAGCGGGCCAGGGCGGAGAGCCGACCGGAGGCGCTCCCTACGCGGAGTTCCTCGACCGCATTCCCGAGGACCAGCGCGGAGTCGTCGAGCCCGTCTTCAAGGACTGGGACGCACAGACGACGCGCAAGTTCCAGGAGCACTCGCAGTTTCGCGATCAGTGGTCGCCCTACGAACAGGCGGGCATCCACCAGCACGACCCGGCAGTGCTGCAGCAGCTCATCGAGTTCGGCCAGATGGCCGCGGACCCCGCTGCCTATCAGGAGTGGCTCCGCGCTCAGGCCGAGCAGGCCGGCCTCATCGCACCCGACCATCAGGCGGGCGCGACGGTCGACCCATCGGTGGAGCAGCTGCTTCAGCAGCAGCTCAGCCCCGTCCAGCAGCAGCTCCAGGAAATCGCCCAGTGGCGACAGGAGCAGCAGCTTCAGGCGAGCGCCGCGCAGATCAGCCAGACGATCGACGCGCGGATGAGAGAGCTGCAGGCCGAGCACGGCGAGTTCCCGACCGACGTCGTGGCGGCCCTCGCCGCCAACCACACCGGCCTGGACCCGCGGACCGCGATCGACAGAGCGTTTGCCGACTACCAGCGTTTCGCTGCGCAGATCGAGCAGGGCTTCGTCAATCGCAAGCTCGGACAGCCGGCCGCCCCGGAGACGGGCGGCGGAACGGACGCAAGTCCGCCCGCCGTGACGTCGCTTCGCGAGGCGTCGCAGATCGCGATGGAGCGCCTTCGGCAGAGCCGCGGCGCCTAGCTCCTGACCCCCTCGGGCCTGCGGGATCCGCGTTCCCCGCTGACCCCAAGGAGAAGCACATGGCCGGACAGACGATGGCGGCATTCGACGCCATGCTCAAGGACGTCTACCGCGGTCCCGCGGTCGAGCAGCTCAACCAGGACACCTACCTGATCGATCAGCTCGAGCGCCAGGAGGCGAACCAGATGGGGGCCTACACCGGCCGCCGGCTCGTCTTCCCGGTGCACACCTCGCGCAACCGTGGCCGCGGAGCGGTCACCAGCGGAGGCCAGCTCCCGACCGCCGGGCGCCAGGGCTTCCTCGACGGCATCGTGTCGATCAAGAACCTCTTCACCACGATCCAGCTGGACGACCAGCTGTTCCGTGCCTCGGCGACGAACGAGGGCGCGTTCGTGAGAGCCCTCGAGGTCGAGATCGACGGCGCCACGACCGACCTGCGCAAGGACATCACGCGCATGGCGTACGGGACCGGTGACGGTCTGCTCGCGAGCTGCACCTCGACGCAGTCGGCGAGAACGATCGCCGTCGACAACGGCCAGTACATCGCGGTCGGCGACACGGTCGACGTGCTCACGCGCGCCGACGGCACCGTCAAGGGCCAGGGCGTGCTCGTCACCGCGGTCGCGTTCACCGGCACGGCCGCCACCTCGTCGCAGGCGAACGCCAACGTCACGCTCGCGAGCTCGGTTTCCGTCACGAACGCCGACGGCATCTACATCGCCGGCGATCGCGGCAACGAGTCCGACGGCCTGCGGAACATCATCTCGACGAGCCGCTCGCTGCACTCGATCGACTCGTCGGTGAACCCGATCTGGGACGCCAACACGAACGCGGCCGGCTGGGTGAACGTGAACGAGGACACGCTCATGCAGCAGGCGCAGCTGACCGCGCAGCGCGGCAAGCCGATCGACCTGTACGTCGCCTCCTACGGCATCCAGCGCCGGCTCGCGCTTCAGTACCAGTCGATGAAGCGCTTCACCGACGCGAACGCGGTGAGAGTCAACGGCGGCTACGACGCGATCATGCTGTCCGCCGGCGGCAAGCCGATCCCGGTCGTCGCCGACGCCGACGCCGTCAACGGCGAGGCGTACGGGCTGCGCAAGGACACGTTCAACTGGGCGCAGATGGGGAGCCCCGACTGGCTCCAGGCGCCGGACGGCGAGGGCGGCATCTGGCACCTCACGCCGGGCGCGACGGCCGGCACGTTCAACGCGACCTGGCAGGCGTTCTTCGGCTGGTACGCGACGCTGGTGTGCGTGCGCCCGAACGCCAACTGCAAGGTCACGCAGCTCCTCGACGACATCCCGGTCGCGCGGATCTAGTAGCAGCGGCACGCTGGCCGGCCCCGCGAAGGGCCGGCCAGCGCCCCCGCACCCTCCTCTTCCTCTCGACGTAAGGAGCCAGCATGGCGCTCTCGATTACGCGCGTCAGTTCGTACGTCATCGGCGACCACCGCGAGGTCATCGCCGACGTGACGTTCGACGCCAGCTACACGACCGGCGGCCTGGCGCTCACCGCCGCGCAGCTCGGCATGGGCACCTCCCTGCGGGCGGTCATCCCCACGCCGTCGACCGACGGCCACACGTTCGCGTACGACTACGCGAATTCGAAGCTCAAGGCATTTTCGGGCGCCTCCGAGGTCGCGAACGCGACCGACCTGCACACGCTCACGACGCGGATCGTCGTGCACGGCAAGGGTGCCGGCAACATCTAATGGAGCTCGAAGCGGCGACGCTCGCGCAGGTCATCGAAGGGGCCGACGGACGCACCTATGAGGTCCCGTCCGACGTCGGGATGGTCGTCCGCGATCTGCGGGCGATCGACCCGACGCTGCGCGTGCGCTACTCGGAGCGCGGCAGACACTTCGTGGTCTACCAGCACATCGAGTCGCCCGACGGCAGAGTCGTCGATCATCTCGTGCTCACCGCGCTCGAACTCGACCAGCGCGTCGTGAACCGGGTGCGGGAGATCGCGTCACCCGACTACGACTTCGTGGCCGACAGCGAGCGTCGCCGCGCGCAGCGCGAGCGCGACAGCAAGGCCGAGCTGCGCGACCGCATCCGCGCTGAGGGCGACCGCGCCGCGCACGCCGCCCGGAAGGACCTCGGACTCGACAAGGCAAGGATCTTCGTGCCGTGAGCACGCTCGCGGAGCTGCGCACCGAGGTCTACAACCACGGCTTCGCGGCGAACGTCTACGTCTCGCGCGCCACCAGCTACCTGAACGAGGCGCTGCGGCTCGCAGCCCGCAAGGTCGACTACTACCAGGACGAGACGGTGCAGTCGATCACGACCGTCGCCGGTCAGGCCGCGTACCCGTGGCCGACGGACTTCGCGAAGCTGCGCTACCTGCGCGACGTCGACCTGACGCAGACGCTCGAGCTCGTTCCGATCCGCAGCATCGAGACCTCGGCCGCGGTCAGCGGACGACCGGCCTCGTACGCGCTCGCGGGCGCGACGCTCGTGCTCTACCCGACCCCCGACGCGGTCTACAACCTCGCGCTGCGCTACTGGCAGCTCCCGGCGCTACTGGCAGCCGACGGCGACACACCGTCGCTCCCGGCCGACTACCACCGCCTCCTCGCCTACTACGCGCTCCAGCGCTGCTACGAGTGCGAGGACGACAGCGAGATGGCGCAGTACTGGCAGGGGCAGTGGGCCGCCGCGTTGCGCGACATGGCGGTCGACGTGAAGTTCCCCTCGACCGACGGGCCGCGACAGGTCCCGAGCATGTGGGACGACAGCGACGGCAGCGCGGCATGGGGGCTGCCGTAGATGCGCGGCCAGCCGATGCTCTACTCCGACTTCGGAGGAGGGCTCAACACGAAGGGCGCGCCGTACGTGCTCGAGGACAACGAGGCGCGCGACGTGCTGAACGTCCAGTCGACGACGGCGCGCGCGATCGTCAAGCGCGACGGCATCGTGACCTTCGCGACCCCGGCCTCGGTCCTCGACTCGCTGTACGCCGCCGAGGCGCCCGCGTCGCCGGTCCTGATCACGCACGCCGGCACGTCGCTGTTCGGCATCACGGCTGCCGGCGCGATCTCGACGCTCAAGACGGGGCTGAGCAGCTCGAACCGCTGGGAGTGGGCGCAGACGCAGGTCTCCGGCGGCCAGGGTCCGATCTTCGGCCTCAACGGCGTCGACACGCCGCAGCAGTGGGACGGCGCCGCGAGAACGACCTCGGACTGGACGGCCAGCTCGGGCACGCTGCCGAACGGCAGATACATCGTGCTGCACCAGAACTACCTGTTCGTCGCGGGCGTCGCCGGCAACCCGTCGCGGCTCTGCTGGTGCAACATCGCCGCGGGCACCGGCACCGACGCGCGCAACTGGCCTGCGGCGAACGTCATCGACCTCGACCCGAACGACGGCGACGCGATCACCGGACTCGGCAAGGCCGGCAACCTGCTGCTCGTCTTCAAGCGCCACAAGGTCTTCGCCGTCTTCAACCCCGCGACCGGAGAGAACCGTCGCATCAGCGACTCGATCGGCTGCGTCTCCCATCGCTCGATAGCGGAGAGCCCGCAAGGGACGTTCTTCCTCTCCGAGCGCGGCGTGTGGCGTACAAACGGCTCGACGCTCGAACTTGTGTCCGACCCCGTGACGCCGAACCTCGCGGCGGCATCCCTCGCCGTCCCGCCCGCCGCCGCGTTCTGGAATAACCACTACTTCCTCTCGTACTCGACCGACGGCACGAGAAACACGCTCACGCTCGACTACGACCTGACGCTCGGAAGCTGGTGGCTGCACGGGATCGGCTCGAACCAGTGGCAGGTGTGGCACCCCTCGGCGAACAACCCGGGGCTGTACTCCGCGAAGGCGACCGCCGCGCTCGTCGATCAATGCTTCGTCCCCGGCATCAGCACGGACAACGGCTCGAACTTCACCTGGTACTGGAAGGGGCCGTGGCTCTCGCCCGCCTTCTACCGCCGGCGACGCTTCCCGACGCCCTACTACCGCAAGCGCCTGCGCGACGTTCGTGTTGACGGCCAGGGCGTCGTCGACTTCTCGGTCGCGAAGGACTTCACCGCTTCCGAGCAGCTCGTCGTCTCGGGCATCTTCGCCAGCGACCCGGCCGACACGTTCGGCGGATCAGGCACGTTCGGCGACCCGGCCTCCACGTTCGGCGGCGGCCCGACCGTCCCGCTGGCGCGCATCGGCTCGCTCGGCGTCGCGCGGGCGTTCTCGCCCGTCTTCGGCGCCACGTCGTCGAGCGCCGCAGCCGTCTACTCCATGACCTTGCTGATCCAGGACCGGAAGGACTGACATGGGCACGATCGCCTTGCAGGTCCCGCAGCTCGGCCAGTCCGACGCGACCGAGGAGGCAAAGGTCGCCTCCGACTTCACCGCACTCCAGGCCCTGCTCAACGGCAACATCGACACGAACAACCTGTCGCCCACAGCCGGCATCACGCCGGGGCAGCTCGCCACCGACTACGCGACCGCGCCGAGCGCCGTCACGTCGCCCGGCGCGCTCGCCAACAACACGCCCCGCACGCCGAACACCAGACGTCCGACGCTCGTCACCCTCGAGTTCGTCTGCGCCATAACCAGCAGCGGCGGCGGGGGCGGCGGGTCGACCGCCGTGGTGTCGATCGACAGCTATTCGACCGTCGGCACGGTCGGGATGAGCACGACGACGACCGTCTCGGCCTCCTGGCAGCAGACCTTTTGTGTGACGTTCCTCGTGCCGGCGAACAAGGCGTATCGGTTCGTCGGCAGCAACGCGGGGGGCGGCGTCCTGCCGACCTGCACCGTCCGGTGTGAGGAGACGCTCTAGCGCAGCCGGCGGTAGAAGGCGTCGCACGTCTGCACGCGCTGCTTGCGTGGCGGATCCCAGCCGTACTCGCCGAAGGGCTCGTCATAGCGATAGTCGGCGCGCGGCGTCGTGCCGCAGTAGGAGTACGCCTCGGCGAAAAGCTCCTCGAGCGACGTCGGGTCGCCCGCGAGCGACGGCCCACGGTCCGCATACCAGTCGCCGGTGTAGCCGCCGAGCTGCATGAAGCGGGCTCTGACGGCGGCGCTCACGAGCCCTTGCCCGCTGAGGGCATGTGCCTCCTCGTGGACGAGGATCGGGCGGTACAGGGAGCCGAGTCGGGGTTCGAGCCAGATGGTGCGCCCGTCGACCGCGGTACAGCTCGTGTGGCCGGTGTAGGGGCACTCGGCGCGTATGAGGTTCACCGAGAGGTGCGCCCCGGTCGGCGTGATGAGCACGGCGCCCGCTGAATCGCCTGGGGCGGCTGAGGCTACGAGACACGTCGCAAGCAGGATGAGGATGCTGCGCATCCGGCAACGTCTATCGCACGGGGCATTGGAGCACAACTTGGAGGTGCGATGTCACTCCCCCATCCGGTCCTGACGCAACTCCTCGACGCCCAGGACAACTTCGACGCGCTCGCGAAACTGCTCGATCTCCTCTACGACCCCGGCGACCTCAAGCCGACCGCCGCTGCGATCACTGTAGGCTCCGAGCCCACCGGCTGGCTGCTGTGCGACGGCCGCACCGTCTCGCGCGCGACCTACGGCACGCTGTTCACCGCGCTCGGCGGCGGCTCGTCACCATGGGGACCGGGCGATGGCTCGACGACGTTCAACCTTCCCGACTTCCGCGGCCGTGGGCCGATCGGGGCTGGCACCGGATCGGGCCTGACGGCACGCGCTCTCGCTGCACAGGTCGGTGAAGAGGCTCACACGCTGAGCGTTCCCGAGATGCCGTCGCACAACCACGGTGGCTCGACCGGCGGCGACAGCGGCTACCCCAACACGAACGTCTACAGCTCAGGCGGCGCCACGAACTTCGTCGGGATCACCTGGGGCGGCAACCTGATCGGCGGCGACTCGCGCAAGTACCAGGACTTCGCGCACGAGCACTCGATCGGTTCGCAGGGCGGCGGCGGCGCGCACAACAACATGCAGCCGTCCGTCGCGGTCAACTTCCTCATCAAGACGTAGGAGCACGCCATGGCCTTCAACGGTGGAGCAGCAATGCAGGCCCCGCGTGCGCCGCAACCGTTCAACGGTGGCGCCCGGGCGCCTCGCACGTCCAAGCCGGTCCTCGTGATCCCGAAGCCGCCGCGTGCATCGACGGGGATTCCGAAGGGGAAGCCGGCCGGAACGAACCTCTCGCCCGGCACCCGGCCGCCGGCGGCGCTCGCCGGCACGACGATCGCGCCGCCGCCGAACCCGGCAGCCCCGGCCCAGCCGGCGCAGCAGCCGTCACCGCTCGACGCGACGTATTGGGCGCAGGTGAACCAGGCGAACTTCCAGGCCGGCCAGAAGGAAAACGCGATCAACCAGCAGAGCGCCTACGACAGAATCGCGCTCGCCGAGGCACAGCGCCAGCTCGAACAGAGAGAGCCCGTGCTCGAGCAGAACGCGACGAACACCGCCAATGGGCAGGGCCTCCTCTACTCCGGGGCGCTCGGCAACCAGATCGGCAACATGAAGACTGCGCTGCTCACGACGGAGGCGAACCAGAACCAGGGCTTCGCGCAGCGCGAAGCGGGACGGCAGTCGCAGATCCAGGGCGTTCAGGCGAACCTGCCGTACTCCGAGCTCGCTGCGCGACTCGCGTCGATCGAGCGGGCAAACAGAGCGGCGGCATCGGCTGCGCTCACCGCACCGCCGATGCCGGCGGCCGCGACGGACGCGCTCGGCGTCCCGCGTGCGCAGGGGCACTCGACGGCCTACACCGGCCCCGGCCTCTACGCAGGCGCCGGTCCGAACAATCCGAACGTTCACGTCGTCGGCCACTCCGCCCGCTACCGCGGCCCCGGCCGCTACGTCGCCAACACCGGGAGATAGCCATGGCACACGCACCCGCGCCGGCACGCCCGAAGGCCCCGGCCGTCCACCGTGCCGCGCCCGCGCGCCCGAACCCGCTGTTCGACCCGAGCCAGATCCTGTCCGGGAGATCGCTTCAGGACGCTGCGACGTCGCTCACGAACCTCCAGATCAACCCGCAGGTCTCGGCGCTCGCCCAGCAGATCGCGGCGAACAACCGCCAGGGGCAGGCGGCGACCGATCGCGTGGGCGGCTTCTACAACCAGTTCGGCCAGCAGGCGCAGCAGGCGGTCGGCCAGCAGAGATCGATCGCCGACGCGACGAACTCGACGCTCGCGGGCATCGCGTCCGATGCTCAGCAGCGGATCGGCGCGGCTGGGCAGGCACAGCAGCAGCAGATGCAGGGCCTCGCGAGCACGGGCCTCGACGGCGGCAGCCTCGCGCGCCTCTCCTCCGAGATCGCCGCGCAGCAGGGCAACGCCGCTCAGCAGGGGCAGGCGTACCGTTCCTTCGGCGCGGCGCAGGGCGGCAACTGGCAGGGCCTGACGGCCGGCGAGCAGGGCGTCGGCGCCTCGCGCGCGACCGATGCGCTGCAGCAGCTCAGCAACGCCTTCGCGCAGGCGAACGCAGCGCCCGAGCAGAAGATCGCCGACCTCCAGGCGAGCCGCGGCGACTTGCAGGCGAAGAACATCGGCGCGCTGCGCGACAGCGAGCGCAACTACGGGATCTCGACGGCGACGCTCGGCCTGAACACGCAGAAGCTCGCCGAGTCGACCGCGAACGACGCGGCGAACCGCCAGCTCAGCGCCCAGAAGTTCAACATCGACACGGCGATGAAGGACCGCCAGTTCCAGCTCGACACGCAGAAGTACGGGCTGACGGTCGCTCGCGACAACTACCAGAGAGCGCACGGCCTCGGCCCCTACAAGCCGTCGGCGGCGGGCACGGGCACGAAGGGCCTGACGACCGCTCAGATGAACAACGCCTTCGGTCAGATCGACCAGGCGCGCAGCGCGATCAACGCCATCCGCCAGCAGGCGCCGCAGATCACCACGCAGCAGGTCCGCCAGGCGCTGACGAACGGCTACTACATGGCGAAGGTGAACGGCAGAGTCACGCGCCTGTCCGTGCCGAAGATCAGCGGCGGCGGCTACGGCAACTTCGTCAACTCGGCGATGGACCTCGCCTACAACGGCTACCTGTCGCCGGCGAACGTCAACGCGCTGCACCAGTCCGGGCTGCTGATTCACGGCCGCTACCAGCTCACGCCTCCGAGAACCGTTGCGCCCGCGCAGGGCCTCGGCCTCACCGGAAGAAGCCCGTTCGGGGGATAGGTGTCACTCACCAGCTTCCTCGCGAACGTCGCCGGGGGAATCTCGACGGCCGCGAGAGTCGAAAGACAGATGCAGCAGCGCAAGGCCGCAGCGCGGCCCGCTGCTCGCCCGGCGCCGCGGCCGACCGTGCCGCCCGCGCAGGCGCTCGGCCTGACGGGCGCGAGCCCGTTCGCTGGGGCGATGCGTCAGCAGCGACAGCGTGTCCAGCAGGCCGCGTCGAAGCTGCCGAACCCGCCGACGCTCAGACAGGTCGCCCAGGGCTACCAGGACTCCTACCGGCAGGCGCTCGTCGACACGTTCCTGCACCAGCCGAAGCCGGTGCAGCAGCGGATCGTCGCCAATGCGATCCGCAGACCGACGGACGACGGGCGCATCATCCTGTCGCACGTCACGGGCCTGTCGGGCGCGAGACTCGACGGCTACATCAAGACCTTCCAGGACACCGGGTTCCACGACCACTCGGTGTTCGACTCGATCGGCAACGTCGCCAGAGAGATCGGCTCGGCCGTCAAGAGCGGCCTGACGCCGTACAGCCCGACGGAGATCGGGACGGCGCTCTCGAACCCGTCCGGCTACCAGGGAACGCTGGGCGCCTTCCAGCATCCCGACCTCGCGCGCGCCGGCCAGCTGCAGCAGCTGCTCTCCGGGGTGTCCTCGACGCTCGGGAAGGCGGTCGATCGCGGCCAGCAGTCCGGCGTGCTCGGCTCGAAGGGCCTCCAGCCGCAGACGGCCGGCTTCAACGGCGGCCAGGTCGGCGTCAACTTCCTCAAGGACGCCGTGAACCTCCCGGCCGAGGTCATCCCGTCGGCCTACCTGCCGGCGTCCGAGGCGGCATCCGGCCATGTCGGCGCCGCGGCGAGAATGCTCGCGCAGCCGTACATCGACCTCGCGAAGCACCCCGTGCGCAGCCTCCAGCAGCATCCGCTCGACACGGCGCTCATGGTCGCCGGACCCGTGCGCGGCGTTGCGGGGGCGGTCGGCGAGGCCGGTCGACGCGCCGGGATCGGCGCCTTCTCGACCGAGCGCGCGCCCGCGGTCGTCCCGGGCACGAACGTCGCGCAGGCGCGCTCGTGGAGCCGCGACCCGCTCGTGAAGGGCGTGCAGGTGCTTCGCGCCAGCCGTGCGCGCATAGCGGCCGCCGACATGGCGACGCAGGCGGCGCAGCTCGAAGCGCAGGCCGCGCACGATCCGGCGAACGCCGCGCACCTCCAGCAGCGCGCCGACGAGCTGCGCCACGAGGCAGCGTCGATGAACCCGGACGTGCTCAAGCCGCACGCCGTCGCGAAGCTCGTCGACCACCTCGAAGGGTCCAACCAGGGCATCCAGTCCGCGCACCGCGCCGAGGTCGTCAGAGCGCCGCAGCTCCTCATCAAGCAGGCGAAGGCGGCCGGGCACGCGATCTCGCCGATCGCGCAGGGGATCGTGAAGCCGACGCTCGAAGATCTCCAGGCGTACCGGGACGATCTCGCGCGCGTGCACGCCTCGGGGGCGCTCTCGCCGGCGGAGGCGAAGGCGAACATCGCGCTGCGCGCCGGCCTCGACAGATCGATCGCGAACGCCGCGAAGGGGAAGTTCAACCCGGCCGATGTGCCGGCGCTCGTGCAGCAGCACTACGCGCCGCTGATGCAGCAGCTCGAGAAGAAGCTCGACGACGCCGGGATCCTGCCGGCCGCGCGTGCCGAGCGTGCCAAGCTGATCCCGTTCGCCGCCCGCATGGGCATGCGCGACGCCTCGAATGCGGACATCGCGACGGCGATGGAGCACCTCGGGCACGGCGAGCCGTCGTTCGTCACGCAGGCGCCGAACCGTCGCGGGCCCGGCAACTTCTACCGGCACTGGTCCAACCCCGGTGGTGTGGGCAGCGCGACCCGCACGGGCGAGGCGACGGTGAAGGGCACGTTCGACGCGCACCCCGAGACGATGGTCGAGCAGGTCGCGCGGATGCAGGGCCTCGTCGATGCCCACGAGGGCTTCGGTCGCTTCCTCGACCAGTTCGGTCTCCGTCACGACGGGAGACTCGCGAGCTTCGACACGCGCGCCGCGGCCGAGCAGGCCGCGCGGGACGCCTCCGCGCTCCCGGGATCGCAGGGCTGGCAGATCGTCCGCACGGCGCCGTGGAAGGGCAGAGTCGAGGATGTCGCCGGGATGATCGACGGCTCGACCCCGGAGGGGCACGCACAGCAGTCGCTCTCGGACATCCTCGACGCCGCTGTCCGTGGCGACGGCGAAGGCCCCTACACCCTCGTCCCGAAGCCGGCGGCGGATCGTCTGCGCGAGCACGTCAGCGTCCTCGGTGCTGGCGGCGGCGGCAAGCTGTTCCGTCTCGCCACGGGCGCGTTCCGCAGAACGGTGCTCGCGACGTCGCCGACGTGGCTGGCCGGCAACGTCATCGAGGCCGGCACGCGCGCGGCGATCAACCGCGCGACGCCGATGGACGCGCTGTTCGCGCGCAGAGTGTTCGCCCACATGGACGCGACGGACCCCGAGGCCGCTCTCAGCGCGCGGATCGCCGCCAAGCCCGGCGGCCACTACGCCTTCGCGGGCAGAACCGTGCGCACGGCCGCCGACCAGTTCAGAGACGCATCGCCGCCGCTCGCGAACCTCGCGCGCGCGGCCGGAGCGTTCTGGCAGGCGCGTGGCCCGCGCAACCTCGCGAACCTCTGGCAGGGCTACACGCACCTCGTCTTCACGAAGGTCAACGACAACCTGGAGGCGCCCGCGCAGCTCGCGATGGCTGGCCGCCACATGCGCCAGCGGTTCGGGCTCAGCAACGCCGAGGTGATCGCGAGCCGCAGAGCGGTCCAGCAGGCCGCCGACGGGCTGAGAAACACGCCCGAGCAGATCGCGATGGCCCGCGCGGTGCAGCGTGCCTACGGCCAGTACAGCTCGTTCTCGCCGGCGTTGCGGAAGGCGATCGCGCTCTACACGCCGTTCGCGTCCTGGTCGCTGAACGCCGTGAGATTCCTCTACCACGTCCTGCCGGCCGACCATCCGGTGCTGACCGCGCTGCTCGCCGACGCGCATGTCGCCTCCGAGCAGTGGCGCAAGCAGCACGGCCTCGACCTCTTCCAGGGCAGCCGCGGCCTTCCCAGCTTCCTGCAGGGCTCGATCCCGACGGCCGGCGGCGGCCACCTCCGCATCGGCCGCTACACGCCGTTCGGGTTCGCCAGCCAGCCGCTCGACACGGTCGCCGGCCTCGTGCTGCCGCAGCTCAGCGGCGTGCAGGCCGCGTTCCAGGGCCGCGACTGGAAGGGGAGAGCGCTGAAGAACGCCGACGGGACGCCGTACGACCAGCTCCAGCTGTTCAAGTACGGGGTGCAGCAGCTTGCCGAGGGTGAGGTTCCGGTCTACGGCAAGGCCGCGCAGTTCGCCGCGGCGAGAGGGTCGCTCGGGCAGAGACTCGTGAGAGTGCTGAACCCGTTCGCGGTCACGAAGGGAAGAGCGAGCGCTGCCGGTCCGGCCGTCGGCATCCCGACCGTGAACGTCCCCTCGGTCAACGTACCGACGGTGAACGTCCCGACCGTCAACGTCCGCTAGCGCCGACCCTAGACGGAGGTGCCGCGCATGGCGCCAGCCCTCAGCCGCAACCAGAGCGTCTTCGCCAACACCCTCGCGCAGCGCACCGGCCTCAGCCCGGCGCTGATCAGCGCGTGGATCGTGGCCGAGGAGCCGCCGGGCGCCAGCACGCCGGTCGGGCACAGCGACCAGAACTGGCTGAACATCGGCAACACCGACAGCAAGTGGTACGGCGGTGGCGGGTCGTGGCGGGATCCCGTGACGGCCGCGAACAACTCGGCGGCATGGTTGCAGGGCCGCTACAGCGTTCCCGGGTTCGGGAAGGCGGCGCCGGGGATCCAGGCGTTCGCGCGCACCGCCGGCCAGCCGCTCGGCACGCAGATCAGCGCGCTGCAGCACTCCGGCTGGGCCAGCTCCGGCTACCCCGACCTGCCCAAGCTCGTGAGCCAGTTCGGCGGCCAGGCCGCGAGCGTCTCGCCGAGCCCCACGCGCGCGGCGCCGCAGGCCCAGCCCGGCACCGCGCTCGACGGCCAGGCGTTCGCGAACGCTCAGCGCGCCTACCAGCTCGGGCAGGTGCTCCGCAACCAGCCGAGAAGCCCGTTCGACATTGGGCCGAGAGCCTCGATCGGCACCTCGAACCCGCTGCTGTCGATCCTGCCGTCCAGAGCGCCGCAGCCCGGCGACTACACGAAGGCAGCCAGCACGCTCAGCGGCCTCGCCGGCGGCCTCGCCGTCAGCCCGCACCCGGCAGCAGGCCCGCTCGGCAAGGTCACCGTCGCGCCCGGCGCCAACCGGCCAGGCGTCGGCCTCAACCCGCGCGTCACGAACTTCGTCTCGCTGCTCGCCGGCAACATCGGCCAGCCCATCACGATCGGCACCGGGACCAACCACAACCGGATGACGGTCGACGGCAACGTCTCCGACCACTGGGCCGGGAACGCCGCCGACTTGCCGGTGCCGGTCGACAGCGCCCAGGGCGACATGATCGCCGGCCGCGCGCTCATGCTCGCCGGCGTCCCGCGCGCGCAGGCGCGGCAGATGGCGCAGAAGGGCGGCCTGTACACGCTGACGCCGTCGTCGGGGCCGTTGAAGGGGACGCGCGTGCAGGTGATCTGGAAGACGTACGACGGCGGCGACCACCACAACCACGTCCACATCGGGATCCGGCCGGCATGAGCGACGAGAGCATCGAGATCGACGAGGACACGAGAAAGCTGCTGGCGCTCGTCGCCTGCGGCGGCGACGCCTCCGCAGCGGAGCAGTCGCTCAAGGCGCAGGGCGTGGTCGTGACGGCGAGAGAGCTGCGCGACCTGATGAACGCCCGACGCAAGGAGTACGACCACCTGCGGGACCAGTTCGCGCCGCAGGTGGAGGAGGAGATCGTGCGCCAGCTTCGCGAGCGAGCGCTTCGGGCGACGAACCTCATCGACAAGGCGATCACGCTCGCCGAGAAGCGCATCGACGAGGGGCGCGACACGGACCCTGGTCGCACGGCAGCCAGCATGTCGAAGGTCGTGGCGACCAACATCGAGAAGGTGCTCGCGCTCACGGGGCGCCCGACGCAGATCACCGAGACGCGCAGCGCGTTGCAGATCGTGCGCGGCCTCGCTGCCACGGGCGTCGTCGAGGTGGCCGCCGGGGACATCGTAGAGCTGCCGGCATGACGCCCGAGGTCGACACCTACGTCACCCAGCGCCTCCTCGACGCTGAGATCGGACGCTCCCACGCGCAGCTCGCGGGCGAGATCGCGGCGACCCGTGAGGCGCTCTCCGGCAAGATCGAAGTGCTCGCCCAGGCCCAGCATGACCAGGTCGCCGCGCAGGATCTCGCGTCTCGGCTTTCGAGCGAGGAGCACGCTCGCGTGCAGCAGGGCCTGGCCGCCATGGGAGCCAAGATCGACGGTCTGATCCTCAGTCAGAGGACGGATGAGGCCGCCCAGGCGGCCGTCTCGAAGTGGCGTCGCCGTTTCATCGCGGCAGCGATAGCCGGTGCCACGATCATCGCCCCCCTGGCCGCCGTCGTG